GATGATAATACGCGCTTGTCAAAACGTTACATCGAAGGTATCAAAGCTCGGACACCGACTGGTTTGTACTATGATCGAGCAATTAAAGGTCTATGGGTCACTGGTGAAGGCGCTGTGTACAAGGACTTTGATGAGCGCAAGATGATGGTTGCTAAGTTGCCACCAATGAAGAAATACATTGCTGGTGTCGATTGGGGTTACCAACACTTTGGCTCAATCGTTGTGTTTGGCATTGATGGTCAAGACAAGTGGTATCTAGTCGATGAGCACACAGAGCAGTATAAAGAAATTGACTACTGGACTGATATAGCGCATAAGCTCCAAAAGAAGTATGGCCGTGACATGCCGTTCTACTGTGATACAGCAAGAACCGAGTTCATAGACCACTTTATGCATAATGGTATCAATGCTAAGTATGGATGGAAGTCAGTCGTGCCTGGGATTGAAATAGTAGCGTCCTTGATGAAGCAAGGGCGTTTTTTTGTAAAGCAATCTGCTCCAGTAAAGTTTCTTGATGAAATTTACAACTATCGATGGGACAACAAGAACGAAGATGCAGTTGTCAAAGAGAACGATGACTGCATGGATGCGTGTCGTTATGCTATTGCTAGTTATATCCACGAGAACGAGCGCAAGACATACCACCCAGCAAGCAACAACCGTGAAGGCATTCTGCGTGGTATGCGTGAAATGGGATTGTAAGAGGTGAAATAAATGCTACAAGATAACCCAGACTTATATAACCGCTCAATTTTGAACGGAAAACGGTGGAACACACAGGCCAATCAGACATATGTGATGCCAGCCAATGAGTTTCATACTAACTATGGTTGCCAATGTTGTTCAGAAGTTCGTAGAGCGTCATTCAACGATTGATGCGCCACGGATTGCTAAGCTCCAGCGCTATTACTTAGGTGATAATGACATTCACTATTGGCACAACAACAAGAAGATGATGAACCGGGCCGATAATCGGATTGCCAGTGGATTTGCCAAATTCATTACCAATATGCGGGTAGGCTATATGCTCGGGAAACCGATCCAATTCAAGTACAACGAGGACACCTCAGATGATGTTGACCAGAAAGTTGATGATGATCTGAAGGACTTCAACCGCAAGAATGATGAGCAGTATCATGAAAAAGTCATGAAGACCAATCTCTCAGTCACCGGTCGTGCTTATGAGTTACTGTACTCAGGTGAAGCGGTGGAAGATGAAGATGGCAACGTGCCAACTCCAGACGTTAAGATGCGGGCCATTGACCCAGCAACCGCCTTTGTGGTGTACGATACGTCAATCGACCAGCATAGCCTATTCGGTGTCCGCTACTATGTAGTGAACTATGACAACCAAGACCAATATTATGTTGATGTCTATACGGCTGACACCACATATCATTTCAGATCATCAACTACCAGTGAATCGCCAGACGGTGACTACACCTTAATCGACCAGGAAAGCACCAACTTTGGTGCTGTACCACTAACCGAGTTCGTTAACAATGAGAACCGCACTGGTGACTGGGAAGCCAAGCTCGATGAGATTGACGC